TAGAATTTTTTGTAGTCACAGAAAAAAATCTTGAAGAGCAGATTGCTCGTATTAGTAAAATGCAAGATGCTACTTTTGTTATATTTGGAATGACTCCACAAGACTATGAAAATATGGCTTTTAATCTTCAAGAGCTGCGTAGATACATAAGGCAACAAAAAGAGATTATTATTTACTATCGAAATGCAACTCAAGAAGATTGGTTAGATCGGAATGAGCAGGAAATAGAAGAGCAACAATAATGGCAGTACAAGTTAGTCGAGTAGACATAACAACTGAAGCTCTTCTAGACTTACAATCTGAGACACGCTTCCTCAAATTACCCGTAGATCAGTACCTTGATTTACTAGGAGTGTCCCCTCTACCTTCACAGGTAGCTATCATAAATGCGATTAATAACTCTAAGTATAGATTTGTATGTGCGGCTGTAAGCCGAAGGCAAGGTAAAACATACATCGCGAACATAATTGGGCAGCTAGTCTCGCTAGTACCCAATTCGAATATCTTAATAATGTCACCTAACTACTCGCTGTCTCAGATTTCTTTCGATTTACAAAGACAATTAATTAAACACTTTGATCTTGAAGTAGCAAAAGATAATGCAAAAGATAAAGTTATAGAGCTTACAAACGGCTCTACTATACGCATGGGTTCTATAAACCAAGTTGACTCTTGTGTTGGACGAAGCTATGATTTAATTATATTCGATGAGGCCGCACTCGCAGACGGTAGAGATGCTTTTAACGTAGCACTGCGACCTACCCTAGATAAAGACAATTCTAAAGCTATCTTTATTTCCACTCCTCGAGGTAAAAATAATTGGTTTGCGGAGTTCTACGAGAGAGGCTTTAATGATGAGTTCCCAGAATGGTGTTCTATCCGAGCAGGTTACGTAGATAATCCTCGTATGAGTGAGTTAGATATTGCTGAAGCTCGAAAAAGTATGTCAGAAGCTGAGTTTCGCCAGGAATACGAAGCAGATTTTAATACTTATGAAGGACAAATCTGGAATTTCAACCACGAAGAGTGTGTGGCTAATAATGAAGTATTGGATACCACCGGCATGGATGTATTCGCAGGTCTTGACGTAGGTTATCGTGATCCTACAGCTTTCTGTGTAATTGCTTATGATTGGGATGAAAAACAGTATTATGTTTTAGATGAGTACTTGGATGCTGAAAAAACAACGGAACAACATGCCGCTGAAATACAACGATTAATGCAGAAATGGGATATCGACTTTATTTACATTGATTCTGCAGCACAACAAACTCGACATGACTTCGCTATGGAATTCGATATTTCAACAAATAACGCAAAGAAATCAGTGCTTGATGGCATTGCACACGTGGCAGGAATAGTCGACAATGACAAGTTATTTGTCGATCAGAGATGCAAAGAAACACTCTCATGCTTAGATCAATATCAATGGGATCCAAACCCAAATCTTGCAAGAGAAAAGCCGAAACATAATCGTGCTTCACATATGGCGGATGCTTTAAGATATGCACTGTATTCTTTTGAGACTGTATCCACTGGGTTTTAATGAGACCTTGTAAAAATAGTATTTGACAATTTATCTCTCAGAGGTTACAATGGCAAGAATGAAAAAGCTCAAAAGAGACCCTATAAAGTACATAAGGGATCGAGCAAAATCAAAATACAAGAAGGATACTGAGTGTTACATTTGTGGATCTACTTCACAACTTGACTTTCATCATTTTTACACATTAAGTCCTTTACTCTCTAAATGGTTAAAAATAAAGAGCAAAGAAAGACCTCTGCACTATACGGACGAATATATTACCATTTGGAGAGATGAATTTATTGAAGACAACTGGGCAGAGTTGTACGAACATACTGTTACTATCTGCCATGCGCATCATTTAGAACTGCATAAAATTTATGGACGTAACCCTGGACTTGGCACGGCAGAGAAACAAATGCGCTGGGTAGATATTCAAAGAGAAAAGTATGGCATGGTATAACAATATTTTCGGACGAAAGCCTGAGGCAGAAGAAAAATTAAATCCTGCTCAGCCTTACTTCGATGGAAAAATAGAAAGTAGTCGAGAGCCTACTGAAAGTTTTGAAAATGCCTACGAAGATTTAGAAATTGTAAATCGTGGTGTCAACATGATTGTGGATGACGCTGCGGAGATAAATATAAAAGTTGGGGTGCAACTTCCTACATCAAGTATTGTAAAAGGAATTAAAAAGTCAAGAGTTGATCTTTTACTTAATAAAGAGCCTAATCTTTTTCAAGACATTAGTACTTTTCGAAGAAACTTACTGATTGACTTTCTAATAGATGGAAATATTTTTATTTATTATGATGGTGCCCACTTATACCATTTACCTGCAAATAAAATGCAGATTCATTCAAGTGAAACCACTTATATTGAAAAGTACACTTATAATCAACAAGTAAACTACACTGCTAGAGAAATTATTCATATAAAAGATAATTCTTTTCATTCCATATATCGAGGAGTATCTAGACTTAAACCAGCACTGCGCACGATGGTTCTTATGAAGCGCATGAGACAGTTTCAAGATAACTTTTTTAAGAATGGAGCAGTTCCGGGTCTTGTGCTAAAATCTCCGAATACTTTATCGGAAAAAATAAAAGAAAGAATGATTCAGTCCTGGTCTGCAAGATATAAGCCAGACGCAGGTGGTCGAAGACCTCTTATTCTAGATGGCGGTATTGAGATTGATGAAATTTCAAACGTCAACTTTAAAGAGCTAGACTTTCAACAAGCTATTGAAGAAAATGAAAAAATTATACTAAAAGCATTAGGAGTACCCCCAATTCTTTTAGACTCTGGTAATAATGCAAATCTTCGACCAAATATGAGATTGTATTATTTAGAGACAATTCTGCCTATAGTAAGAAAAATTAACTTCGCACTAGAGAGATTCTTTGGATTCGAGCTAGTAGAGGAAGCCAGTAATATTCCTGCACTGCAGCCAGAGTTACGAGATCAAGCATCATACTACCAAGCATTAGTAAATACCGGAATTATTAGCCCGAATGAGGCCAGAGAAGCTCTCAATATGGAACCTATAGAAGGTTATGATGAGTTAAGAGTTCCTGCTAATATTGCAGGAAGCGCAGCAAACCCCAGCGAAGGCGGAAGGCCTGTAGAGGAAGAAGAAAATGGGACAGAAGATTAGACTCCGAAGAAAGATGCGAGCAGCAGATGAAATCGCAGACTTTCTAAAAGCAAAAGGAAAAATTTTTGATAAAGTGGAATATCTTAGTGAACCTTATGTACCTGTTAGAATGGAGTACATTAGGGAAATGTTTGGCAGCTGGGGCGGTTGTTTGACTTATTTAGAAAGTTATCGTCCCGATGCTTTTCCTACCGCAAAAGTAGAAGAAGCAAGTGTAGTAACAAAACCTGCTCCAAAAGCTAAAGTAGCACCTAAAGCGAAAGCAAAAGCTAAAGTAGCTCCTAAGGCTAAGCCTGCAACAGCAGTAAAAGAGTAAGAACAATGGAAAAGATTTTTAATCTTACTTCCACTTTTAAAGCCCTCGAGGAAGACGATGGCGGAGTCCATATCTGCGGAATGGCAAGTACACATGATGAGGATCGTGCAAACGATGTTATTATGGCAGAAGCATGGACAAAGGGTGGACTTCAAAATTTTGAAAAGAACCCTATTATTCTTTTTAATCATGACTATAACAAGCCTATTGGTCGAGCCACAGGACTTAAAGTTACTGAAAACGGTCTCGAACTAAAAGCAAAAATTTCTAAATCTGCGCCCGATCATGTGGCGCAATTAGTAAAAGAAGGCATTCTTGGAGCATTTTCCGTTGGTTTCCGAGTCAAGGATGCTGATTATCTGGAGGAAACTGACGGATTAAAGATTAAGGATGCTGAGTTGTTTGAGGTATCAGTTGTATCTGTACCTTGTAATCAAGCAGCTACTTTTTCTCTGGCGAAGTCATTTGACTCTATAGACGAGTATAATGAATTCAAGAAAACTTTCACCAATCGTGTAGATCTAGCCGGTCAGTCTCTGGCTAAGG